CAGTATTATGTTTATTACTTTTTTGGATAATAATAAAATGGGGAACATCAGTAATAGATAATTACTGTTTTAAAAGTAAAAGTTTGAAAGAGGGTCTAACAGATTTTGAGAAGTATTCTTATAAAATAGTTCCATTTCCGGAAGATGCTGTAATAAATTATAACGATATAAATTCTCCATTATATAGTCATACGGTAAATTTACCATTAACGGATCGTGTAAGTTGTAAAAATTTTTGTGGTCCAAAAGCGCAATGTGCTATAACACGTGAACAATGTACATCTGATATAGATTGTTATGGTTGTAATCCAGGTCCAAAACCCTTAAATAGTTGTGCTACAAAAGATGTTGCTCCATACGATAATGGTGGAAAATTAACACAAAATGAGGGCTTACATTATAGTCCCTTAACAACAGGTTATGATAATCATGGTTTAGATTTTGAAGAAGTATATCCAGGTTCAAAAGATGCCCAAATAATAAAACCATATCTAGGTGTAGATAGATGGACTCGTGGATTTAACGAGGGTTTAAAATTATATAATAAGAAGCAGAGTTTGTATGATAAATATCAAGAAGAAAATTATAATATAGAAGATACAGAGTCAGGAAAAATAGAAGATTATGCGCCAAAATATCCAACTACAATTTCAGCAACAGGAACATTTTTTGAAACAACTCCTCCAGGTTCAAATGCGTATCTAGTATAGATAGTTCTCTTTAAGTAATATATTTATGTAGCATACATTAATCCTACATTTCCACCAATAAAGTTAATAACATTTATTCTTTCTTCAAATAAATGTAAATCAAAATTATAATCATAAATACGCCAAGTAGGTTTATTAACACCAATTACATTACCAGTTTCAGGATCACAGATAGTTAAACTTTGTGCTAATGGATCTAATGGTGGAATAATTGTTGTAAATTCTAATTCAATTTGTGAAAATCTACTCATATTTATTGCTCCAGATGGTTGTAAATCAGAATTATTAGAATGAATTCCAAAATTATAACAATATAAACCATCTGGAGCATTACCAGAAGTTCTAGTATATTTTTCAATATAATCAAAAATACCAGCAGATTGTATATTTTCTCTATAAGAACCATCTAATAAAATACCCATAGCTACTAAAATTGGTTTTATATTTTGAAGATTATATGTTTGATTAATTACTAGACCAGTTAAGGTGCCATCTGGATTAACACCTGGTCCAATTTCAACAGGTACTAATGTTCCTCCTTGGGTCCTATAAATAGTGTAATTACCTGATGTTGGAGCTTGAATTACATTAACAGGACGATAATTATATGGCCAATTAGTATAATTAGACCATTCATTTCTTAAATTGGCATCACTTCTTTGAAAATAAAATAACCAATTAGAAACCATTCCTAATGAATCTAATTCTATTCTATTTGGTCCAGTAACATTAGGGAATATTTTTTCATGAACTTGTTTTATTAAATACTTTTGTTCTTGTAAAGCAAATAATCTTTCTTCCTCATTTGATAAAAAGCAATATGTACAATTCAAATGAATATCCGCATTCCATATTCCTCTTTGATCAGGATAAGAAGTAATATCAAGACATAAATCAGGAGGTGGGTGTAAGAAACGATAAAATTGCATATACCATGAATTAAAATTAGGTGCTATATATGGATAACCATTAAAAGCATCAAATACATCACGTATTTGGAACAATTGATTTATAGGCCTAAAAGTAACATTGATTTGTAATTCATTGTATTGTAAAGATGTTAAAGGAAATGCCATTTGTGATTTTAAACCAAACCAATTGTTTAAAGGAATATATAATATTCTTCCTCTAATAGATGGTTCTGGACCTGCTATATCACCTGTATAATATGCGTTTGGATATGAATTTACACGTGATTCAGCATTGGCAGGGTCTACTAATTCTGGAACATGACCAATCATATTATAAAACAATTCCTTTTTAGTAAGAGAAAAGTCTCTTTGAACAGCAGCTAATAAATAATCTCCCGAATATTCTTGTAAAGTATAATTACCACATGTAAAACTAATTTTAGAAATCATTTTAGCTCCTATATATTCAATCCATTTGAATTCATATGGTGCCCATTGTTCAATATTTCCTAGACCACGTAAAGTTGTATCTTCAGTAATTTGTTGCGGTGGTAAAATAGGAGACCAAATATTTGGTAAAATAACAGATATATAACAATCCATTAAAAGATCAGCGTATCGTGGAATTTTAAACGTAAATGTAGATTCTTCGGACAAGCGCAAAGTTTTTGAACCTTCATAATCTACCCTGAATTTTTGAAGGCCAAAATTTGTATATTGATGATAAGTTGATTTAAAAAATGATTTTGTAGGATTACCATTTAGAACAATGTTTTGTTGACCTTGACTTACTAATTGTAAAAGACCTCCAGGCATATTTTTATATTATAGTAATATATTTTTAATTCCTTATTCATCATAATATAAATTCTAAATAATTTATTAACAATATGTAATTTATTTAGAAATTAGATAATTGTTTTAACGAAGTAAAAACAAGATAAAACTTATAAAAATTATTTTTTAAAGATTAAAAATACTTTTGCTATACTTTTTTTTAAAAGTATAATATAGTATAGTATGGATAAAATTTCAAACGCAGAACAAAGTATTACAAATGTTGTAAAAAATCTTACACAAATGAAAGAAAGCACTGCTGTAGTTTTAATAACAAGTATAATATTTATAATAATATTAATATCTTTTTTAGTTTATTTTTATTATAGTGGTTTAAGAAGTAGAGAATGTAAGAACATGAAATCAATTTATGGAGATTTAAATGGTAAAATAAGATCAATAGATAGTTCAGACCAATTTAATTATACATTTAAAGATTATTATATTAAGACTGCTTATAATTGTTGTAGTGGAGGTAATTATAAAAATGATTATGTGGATACATGTAATTTAAAGACACTATTAAAACAAGGTGTTAGAGGGTTGGACTTTGAAATATTTTCAATAAATGATGGACCAGTAGTAGCAACTTCAACAAGCGATAGTTATTATGTTAAGGAAACATTTAATTATGTAAATTTTGTTGATGTAATGAATATAATAAGAGATTATGCTTTCTCTACTTCAACTGCTCCAAATTCACGTGATCCAATTATAATACATTTACGTATTAAAAGTACAAATCAAACAATGTATCAAAATTTTGCTAAGCTTTTAGAAAATTATGATTCTATATTATTGAGTAAAGATTATGATTCTGAAAATAATGGCAAAAATTTTGGAAATGTTCCTTTAAAGGATTTATTAGGAAAAGTAGTAATAATTGTGGATAGAAGTAATATATCTTTTTTAGAGTGTCCTGAATTCTATAGATTTGTAAACATGACAAGTAATTCGGTTTTTATGAGAGCATTACATTATTATGATATTAAGTATACACCAGATATGAATGAATTAATAGAATTTAATAAACAAAATATGACAATTGGCATGCCAGATAAAGGTTCTAATCCAGAAAATCCTAGTTCATTAGTTATGAGAGAAATGGGTTGTCAACTTTTAGCAATGCGATATCAAAAAATTGATGTAAATGTGGAAGAAAATGACGTATTCTTTGATGAAAAAGGTTATGCGTTTGTCTTGAAACCAGAGAATTTACGTTATATTCCTGTAACAATTCCATTACCTCCTCCGCAAAATCCTGAATTATCATATGCTACAAAAACAGTTCAATCTGATTTTTATAAATTTAATATTTAACATTAGGAATCAACGTTTCCTGGTTAAATTATTTTATCATTAATATATAATTATATTAATGAAAAACTATGAATTATGTAAAGATTTAACATTTAGCGATTGTGAATTAGCTATTTTAAGAACAGCAGTAGATAAAGCTGAAGAAATACAAGGTAAACAAACAGCTAATTCACCAGAAGTAAAAATAATTATAGGAATAGTAGAATCATTTTTACGTAAGAAACAACTAGTGTCGTACGGGGGAACAGCAATAAATAATATCTTACCAAAACAAGACCAATTCTATAATAAAGATATTGAAATTCCTGATTATGATTTTTATAGTCCAAATGCGTTAAATGATGCCAAAGAATTAACCGATATTTATGTTGAAAAAGGTTTCCAAGAAGTAGAAGCCAAATCTGGCCAACATCATGGAACTTATAAAGTATTTGTAAATTTTATTCCAGTAGCTGATATAACATCATTACCTAAAGATTTATTTAATTCTATTAAAAAAGAAGCGATAAAAGTTGCTGGTATTTTATACGCTCCTCCTAATCTTCTTCGTATGGGAATGTATTTAGAATTATCAAGACCAGCTGGAGATGTTAGTCGTTGGGAAAAAGTATTAAAACGATTAACCCTTTTAAATAAACATCATCCACTAGTTGGAAAAGAATGCGCAAAAATTGAATTTCAAAGAAAAATGGGACATAATGAGTTTTCTGACAAAATTTATGACAATGTTCAACATACTTTAATTGACCAAGGCGTTGTATTTTTTGGCGGTTATGCTATATCAATGTATTCTCATTATATGCCTAAAAAATTAAGACACAAATTACAAAAAATACCGGATTTTGATGTTCTTTCTGAAGAACCAATGCTTACAGCACAAATTGTTAAAGAAAGATTAATGGATATTGATGTAAAAGATGTAAAGATTGTTAAAAGACCTGGAATTGGAGAAATTATTGCGCCTCATTATGAAATTAAAGTTGGGAATGATACTGTGGCATTTATTTATCAACCCTTAGCTTGTCATAGTTATAATATTGTTAAAGAAGGCGGATACACTATTAAAATTGCCACTATTGATACTATGTTAAGTTTTTGGTTAGCATTTTTGTATGCTAATAGACCATATTATGATAAAGACCGTATTTTATGTATGTCTAATTACTTATTTGAGGTTCAAGAAAAAAATAGATTAGCACAAAGAGGATTATTGAAACGTTTTAGTTTAAATTGTATGGGTCATCAAGAGACGGTTGAAGAAATGCGTGCTGAAAAAGCTGAAAAATTTGCTGAATTAAAGGGTAAACGTGGAGACCCTGAATATGAAGAATGGTTTTTGAGATATAGACCACTTGATAAAAAACTTGAAAAAGATGAAAATAAAAAAGCTAAAACAAAGACAATTAAAAAAGTTAAAAAGAAGAACCAAACTAAAAAGAGAAAAGGTTTTTTCTTTTAAACATGTTCATTTTTACATAATCTTTCAATAAATCTATCTTTATTTCTTTCCTCATTCATGTATATATTAATTATTTCCGCTGGCGAATAAAAATCTTCCTTTATATTTTCCAATTTATCGTTATCTAATATTTCATCAAATAAATGATTATACATTTCTTTTATTATTTTACGAGAACAATAGGATAATTCTAACGTTATATCTATTCTTCCTGGTCTGATTAAAGCTGGGTCTAATTCATTATAATGATTGGAAGAGATAATCATAATTCTACCAGGTGTTTCGCGAATACCATCCCATAAGTTTAAAATATCATCTAGTGTTATAGGTTCTTCATCTAATGGAATTTTTGGAAACTCACATATTTTTTCAGTTGCTTTTTCTGTAGCAACTATTGTTTCTAATAAATCTCCAACATTTATTTTTGAATTACTAGATAATTCTTCAAATTCTAATTTTTTTCCAAACCCTGTTATACTTTTATTTTTCTTCTTTTCCCTGTCTAAAACTATATCACCAATACAATCTATATCTTCAAAAACAATTATCTTTTTGTCAAACGTAATACTACCTTTCTTATTATCTAAATTATAACGTTCTTCAAAAAATAAACTATCTAATTGTTTCTTTGTTTTTATTAATTTCAAAGAAATAACAACAACATGCCGATTTGTATAATTGGCAATTGCTTTTATTAATGAAGTTTTACCAGTTCCTGGTGGTCCATGCATACCAATTCCTAATGAATAGGGTATACCTTTTTCAAAATACCATTTTTTATTATTTAAAAAGAAGTCTAATTTTTTTATAAAATTCCATTTTTCTTTAAAGAAAATATTAATAAATTGTCTTGTTGATGAAAACGCATTTTCGTCCCACATTTCACATTTATGATTCTCGTATTTTGTTTTTGTTAATGTATATATGAACTTTTTATTTTCACGTAAGTCTTCAATTGAAGATAAATATTTTTTTGTTAATTTTTCCACAAATTCTTTTATTGTGCTTATATCGCTCTTATAAGAAAACAATTCAATAACAATTTTTTCAATTTTACTAGTTGTTTTTGCGTTTTTATCACTTTTACCTTCTTGCTCTTGTTCTTCATTATTAATTGATGTATAAGCATAAATTTCATGTTCTTTAGATATTAAAAATTGTTCATTTTGAATTACCATATAAATTCCCAAATCTCTTTTATTATCTCTTGATGGATTTTCAAATGAATATTCTTTTATATGTTTTATTGTCTCGTTATCTCCTACATTATCTATTATATGAGCCCATAATGCTTTAAATCTATCACTAAACGCATTTGTTTGATTTAATTTGCTGTCATAATAATTAGTTGACAATGATATTTTACCATCATATTCTACAACATTTTTCTTATAAAACCAAGATTTATAATCTAATTTAATATTTTTAACTTCAACAAATAAATCATATAAATTATTATTAATAAATTGAAACAAATAAGTTACAACTGTTAATAGTATAGTTGTTATAAATGTATCTATTACAGGATTGCCAGTTTTTATTTTATCAAATAAAATCATATTAACTATATTTCCTGACATTAATTTTAATTGATAATTTATAGGACCGGTTCCAAACATGATTAATATATTTATGAAAATTATTTT